ATTAGACTTACCCCATAAATCTAAATTCTGATACATCCATGCATATGTATCTTCAATCCGAGTAGGGTACAATGCAATATATTGTAATAACTGTTGTCTACCTTCAAGGATTTTCCCTGATTTAAACAAATTAGTTGCCTCTACTAGTAATTCATCTTCACCACTACTTTGAGTTTGTGATGACAATAACTTACCTGTACTACTATTAACTTGTAACTGATTCAAACATTTGCGTAAGTCTGGATATGTAGCACGTACATAACTATCCAAATCATCTAAATCAAACTCAATATTTTCACTTACTAACACAGTTGCCGCTCTCGCAGTGAACTCTGTTTTATCTGTTTTTGTAATGTGAAACTCGTGACAACGTGATTTTAATGCAGGAATAATTCTGTGCTGATAGTTACAAGTTAAAACAAATCGTGCAGTCATATGATATGCTTCCATATCATTACGCAATGCCGCTTGCCCAGCTGGTGTCAAGTAATCTGCTTCGTCAAGTAAAACAACTTTAAAGTTACCAAAAGGCATTGTTTGTACAAAGTTAACAATCTTGTTACGTACAACATCAACACTATTTTCACGTGAGGCATTGATTTCTAATACATCATAATCACTTACACCAAGTTCGTGGATCAATACCTTAGCAAGCGTTGTTTTGCCTGTACCCGGATCACCTGATAGTAGTAGATGCGGGATAGAACCATCTTTAACCCAGCCCTCTACTTGATTCTTTTGTCGTTCATCTACAAACACATAGTCTGCTACTGTTGATGGCCTGTATGATTCTACCCAAAGTTTCTTATTCATTTTCTTAACATTTCCAGTGTGATTATGTGTGCGATACCCTGACCCATATCTTGGTCAGAAGGAATGATATGTAAATTGTGATTGTGTCTATCTGTCTTGTCATCATATGATGAGTACTCTAGTACATATCCACCACTAGCTTGATGAATAGTAAAACTCATACCTCTACTGTCAAGGCTTGATCCTCTAACAAGAACTCCTCTTCTATGAGATTTTGTTTCTACAACCTCAAGATTATCTTGAGGGAATATAAAGTTGTGTAATTTTTGTCTAAACCAATTTCTCATTATTCTTCCTCAACAAAATCAATAACATTACCATCAGCATCAGCAATGATAATACGTACATTACCATTTTCATCTTCTACTTCTAATGGTCCCCATACCCAAACTTCTGTGTCACTTAGGTACCAATTACCTTCATCTTCTAGTGAGTATAAACCTTCTTCGTCTATGAATTCACGGAGTTTTTCTTCCTCATCCTCAGCTAGACCTTCAAACTCAATATCGCCCCAGCAACCTCCATCAAACATTTCGACAAGTTCAACGTTGTCAATGTTATCACCCATTAGACTGTTTAAGTCAATGCTATCTTTCTTGCCGTCACCATTAGGCATTTCTTCAAATTGAATGTCCGGAAATTCATCATCTGTAGTTTCAATCGTATATTCACAACGACGGAAACCATCTGTAGAAATAATCTTTCCATCACCCTCACGTTGATAAAAGAATTCTCGTTGTTCACACGATTTCTTGTAATGTGTTCTAATCGTCCAAATTGCCATTTTAATATACCTTATCGCTCATTGTTTCATCTTCCATCGGCTCATCCGATACTAAGAGTATATCACCAGGATCGACTTTACGCAACGTGACTTCGCCCAAAGGAGTCTCAACTTTGATACCTCGTGTCCAACGTCCGTGACTAATAAGGATGTATTTATCGATCTGTAAGTCAGGGTCTTTTACATCTGGCCCTAGACCATAAATCTTTGCCCAACGTGGGCGAATACCAGAACTCTTTTTATCATCGTCCATTAAGATAATACCACCTGCTGTAATACGTTGGTCAAACTTCATATCACTTACTATGATATGATCCTTGAAGAACGTTAACTTATCAACTTTTGTTGGGCTAAATGCCGGTTTACTGTATGCGCTTAAATCGCTCATTTCTTACCTTTAATTTCCTGTGCTTTAATCTTTTCAACTTCTAAATCATCTTCAAATGATTCTTCTATTTCACGTTCAATTTCATTGAGTTCCGATAAATTAATATTTTTAGGTACTATTGGTGCTGCCTTTTGCTTATTTTTAACTGGTTGTGCTGAACGGTTACCCACTGTTTTGCCATATGCGTCATTAACTTTGGCTGTAGCTGTTCTAATAACTTGTCCGTGTGCATCGATGGTGTCACCACGTGCATTAACTTTCATATTACCCACTGCTCTAGTTTTTTCGTTTTTTGCAGTTAGTGTGGACATATCAACTACTTTACCCATTGCTGTTCTATATTTGCTCATACTTTTCTCCTTATTTTAAAAACTCATCGATAGATAAGTCATAGTACAAACTATTTATACGGTGTATGCCTATCAAAAACAATACAAAACTAGCAACACTACTACCACGCCCTACTCCCCAAACTATATTGTTTTTGCGCATTGTGTCTACTAGATACTTTAAGTATTGCAATAACACAAACATATTACGTTCTTGGAACTTTAATAATTCTTCCCCTGCACGTTGTAGTTCTGCCTCACTTTTGCATTGATCTAATACAAATTTAGCAATATCTATTTCATGATATTCTTTGGGCATATGCCAAACTTTTTGATTTATTTGGTCAAAGTCTTCAAGAGAGAGTTTCGGGTCTTGATATTGTTTTAAATTAGGAATGTTTTCTATTGAAAGAAAACCATTAAACTCAATGATAGTATCTACTAATGCATTGTTAACTGTACGTGTTGGATCTTGTAAAAACAACTCACACAAGTCATTTTGATTGTATATTAATTGACCATAAATATCCGTCTTCATACGTATATTATAACATAGTATTGAGATTTACTCAACTAGTTTGGTCATTTATTTTTCTTGTTCGGTTGTAAAGACAATTTCACTTTTAGATTTGTGATTTTTTTCTTTCCAAATCAAATTAAACTCTGCCCAATCAGACGGTACAGTTTTGAATAATTTAACAATCTTATCTTTTTTGACTGAAGTTTTAATAGGGTCACAAATGATGGTACCTGTATCTGACCACCAACCAGGTTCTTCAAATGGTCCTCTATTACTTTCAATCCCATAACTAAACTTAACTTGATCGCTTATACGTGATCCTAATGTAATATCAGTGATTATTAATCTACCTTCAGTAATGCTATTCAGTTTAGTTAATAACATTATTGTAATTATTTGGTCATATGGTTCTTCTGGCAAAGTGCATATCTTAAAACCACAAGATGAATATTTCTCAATTGTTTTATGTTCAGTATTCTGAACAAAAATACTGTTTTCTAAACATTCATTTAGAAAGTATTTAATTCTTTCCATTGCTACATTTTGTTCTCTAATGGATTCAGTTTCTACTTCCATATATACTGATATAGTGTAGATGTTCATTAAAAATTCGTCTTTAAAATAAACACCTGCTTGAAATGAAAAATCTCGTTCTATGCGTGTAGTCAATTTTAGCTTTCTTTTTGAATGTTAATTTTGGTTTTATCACCTTGCTTTTTAAGCAACTCATCCATTTTGCGACCATATTCTGCTCGGTAACTTTCCATTACCATATTCAATTGATGGATCATTGCACTATTTTGCATACGATATGCAAAGTTAAGCTTTTTAGTTAAGTCCGATATGGAACCTTGCAATTCTTCTAGTGTTTTATCAGATAGTGATGAGATGAACGGGTGTTCCATTCAAATATTTATTACCACGTTGTTAGTGCAATTCTTTTCCAGATATCAGTACCATTATATGTAACTGCACTGAACCCGTTTGCAGTTGTTGTTAATGTGACATTAGCTCCCGCAGTTCCTGAAGTTCTTGAATCACTTACAGAAATTGTTCCATTTGCACCTGCGGATGCAATAGCTTTAACATAATATATTGTGTTTGCAACTAAATTGGCTTGTGTTACATTAGCACCTGTAAAAATGATAGGATCATTTAAGGTTAAGCTACCTGTATTAGAAACTGTTAGTAAATTACCAGTTGCAGTTGCATTTGCAATTGCAACTGTATTTGCCGTAGAGTTATACGATGCGGTACATACATAAACATATTCAGTATCTACAGCTATATCACCCAAAACATCACCCTGAAATCCTGTAGGGGAAGGAGTACGTTGTTGAACTTGTGATGCTATTCTATTATTATTATATGGTTCTACTGTAATAGTATTGCCGCAATCAACTGTACTGAAGTTATAATCTAGTTGTGTTACACCATATGGAATAGAAACAGTGGGAACATTAGCAACATTAGCATAGTTTTCTAGTGAAGTAACACCGTATGTAACTTCTGTAGGGAATGTGATAACTGCTTGACTATTAGAGACAGCAAGTTGTAATTGTAGATTACTTTGTGTACCAGTAGGTGCCCATCCTGCAAATTGAATAGTAGTATTACCGGCAATAGTACCATACTGTACATCACCCAATGATGCGTTAATTAATATAGTTCCACTTATTGCACCGCCTAGGTTATATGTACTGGCTCTAAAACTACGGGTTAGTGCATTGCTAATAAGAGTATTAGCCATATCATTGTTCACTGTTGTATTAGCAAGTGCAGATTTAACTACAACTTTGTTTTGTAAATCTGTTATTTCTGTTCCAGCAGTGTTTAAATTAGTTCTGATGGCCGCAAAGTTATCTCTGAACCCTTGACTATTGTTATTCACCCCGGGTACAGGATAATTTACGTTAATACCGTTTGTGTTAATTGTGCTCATATTCTTTTTGTTCCGTTATATATTTAGTACTGTGTTTCGTCTGGCAAAATTGTTTGTCGAGGGAATAATACATAAAAATCCTTACTATCAAGTGGATCAGGTACAGGAGTAGCACTCGGTAACCCAGTCCAAGCAGGTGGATTTAGTTTTTTATCATAATTGTATGTTTCACTCTTATCAACACTAAATCTATCAATTTTGAAATTGATTTGATTTAATGTATACTGCCAATTATTTTCTATATTAGTTTTTATTGTTTCTGCGAACCCGGGTTTAGTATAACATATTACCCAAGCTGGAGTA